AACATTTTGCGATGTAAGGTAACATTTGTGATTAGGTTTCGTAAATTCTATCTCTAAAAAGAACTCGCGGCGCGAAACTACCCACGGGGCTTGCCTGTCAGAGTACCTACGACCTCAAAACACCCCCAAAAAGCATCAAAAGTGGCAAATTTATACCAAATCTATACACAAATAATGGCCAGAGTGGCGAATCCCGACCAAATCCAAGCCAAAAAAGCACGTCAAATGCACGTCACTTTTAAACACTGTTCAAACATACAGTAAGGCCCTAGCAGGCCCTGGATTGCGATCTCTGCGATTCTTTACAGATTGGGCTGGTTATATAGATGGGGGGGGCATAGGCCCTTAAACGGGCAGAGAATGGCTTCTATGGGGGGCTGTTGTGCGCGCTAGTACTGGCGGGACTTGTGGCCTTGCGTATTGTCGCGCGCTAATGTTGTATTGGCCGGGCATTTGTCGCAGGCAAAAAAATGCCCCGCATATAGCAGGGCATTTGAAAGGGTACTGATTAGGGATTGATTGCGTAGATGGTGAAGGCCCCTATTATCGCTAGGGCCGCAAGTGTTGAATTGATTAAGCAGATAACGTGGTCGCGCTCGTTCTCCCGGTCAAACTGCGCCTTTGCTATGTCGCGGGTTATTCTATCCATATCTGCGCGCCTATTTCTTGCCTTTTCTCGCTTCTTATATTCCTTTAGTGCATCGGTCATTATTCACCCCCCATATTTATTCCGGCTGAGTGCATGATTTCCTCTGCAAAATTGCATAGATCTACCCATTCATCGGAATCAAAATCAACTAAACAATGGTATCTTTCGCCGATTTCCTGCGCTATGTGGATATATGTCTCTACCCATTCTGTTTTTGTTAATGTAAGCATTATCAGCCCCCAATTGCGATCAGATTAGAATCAACAACAAAGCCGGTTGTGTCCTTTTTGGCCTTACCCTTTGCTAATAGACCTACAACACTATGGCCTGAACGTAAATTGTCCAGGTCTGATTTATCGCCATCAATTACAGGACGGCCCATAAAATGTGTGGGCAATGAATCCCTAAAGACTACGGCCATCGGATAACCGGAAGGCATTTGTTCTACCTGTTTTTTGTATGACTGCGCGCCGGAATAGCTAAACATCAAACCATAATTGGTTGGCGTTTTGCCGATTCGCTTAACCCGTTTGGTGTAGTCATAAAATTTCAAATCCGGGAACGATTGAGGAATATCATATTGTTCATATGCTATATCTGATATCGTATTGAGTCGAACAACACCGCGCACCCCTTGGCGCTTGCATAACTTGTCAAAATTGGCCAACTCTTTTCGCAATTGCGCCAGAAATCCGGCCTGATCATTATGCCAATATTCGGTTTTAGCGCGACGGGCATTTGCCACATTATCGAATCGACCGCGACCGGCAGATACTAAACACCCATCCTGACATTTTGCCGGAATACTGCCGGGGCAAATTATATTATCAGGGTATAGAGACAGTGAGGCCAAACGCGTCTTAATAAATTCCTTTTCCTGCGTCTTCTTAATTTTGGTATTACTTGCATTGATAGATAATAATTTCATTTTTTACGCTCCCGCCATTAAGGTAATGAGTAGACCACCCAATACGCCAATAAAAACGACCGCCGAAATCATGAAACCATCCCAAATAAAACCGCGATCCTGCGCCCTCTCAAATTGTTTTAGCGCAATATATTGCGCGGCGTTCGATTCTCTTTTGCGGCGATCAAAATCGCCCTGTAATACGTTATTATTTGAACATTTCATAATAAAACCCTTTTTTTTGATGGGCCGGGTCATTCCGGCTTGCGCCCATTATATGCACAGTATCCGCACAAATAACACTCTTTTTGTTTATTTATTGGCCTTTTATTGGTGTTTTGCGCCTTTTTCCCCTTTTTGCCCAGCTATTCTAAAAAACTGCCCGGCCTTCCCCAATTTTGCCCCGATCCTCACCGGCCCAACAGCCTGAAACCCGCGCCAGCACTGGCCTGGAGCATTTTCGACCCCCTAAACTCGCCCAATACTGTATCCGTGGGATAGCCATGGGATAGCCGCAAGCCGCGCCGCGCCTGGCCTGCGTAGATTTTTGCCCCCAAAGTCTCCCAATATTGTACCCGTGGGATAGCCACGGGATAGCCGAAAACTGTAGCTGTGGAATAGTTTAAAGCTGTAGCTATGGGATAGCTTAGAAACCAGTCGGTCTAGATAGAGGCCTGGCTGTCCTCATAGCGCGCTTGAAGTTCTTCATGAACATCTTATTGTGCTGCTGTTTAAAGTACTTGGCGGCGATCTTAGGTGCAGGGAAAAAGCCTTTCTGATATCGGCTCTTATCGCTGAGATCGATAATTAACTTAGGTGCCTTACGCTTATAGGTTTGATAGAGACCATGAGGCTGACTTCGCTTTGACCCTTTTGGCTTGCCGACAAAGTACTTGCTTTTGTTCTGAGCCTTTCTTTTGAGAGACCCTCTGGGTATGTTTCCGTACTTGTTAAGCTTTTGCGCGCCTGGCTTAACCAGGTACTCCATTTGAGGAAAGGGATTTACTACACCACCAAATATAGTTGTGGCCAGGTATTCTCTGTTTTCCCTGGTGAATACGGCAGCATAAAGTCTTTTCTTGCTGGCTTTATAAACGCCGATACCTGACTTACTCCACCGGGTAGCGCCGCCGTCATAATACTTGTCCATTTCCTTTGTGATCTGCCTTTGCATGCCGAAAGCCAAATCGTTCATGGTACTCATCAATGCGAAAGGGAGCTGCTCTTTCTCAAGCTGATTTAGGGACTGCTCGAACTGCTCTATTTTGAATACAAAACTAGCCATCAAAATGATCTCAAACTGTAACCATGGGATACCCGTGGGATAGCCGTCACGACCACATTCCGCAGATACAATCGACAGCCAGACAAACGCAGTCACCTGACATACGCTCATCTAGCAAATATAGAACTTCTTGCATAGCTATTCTATCTTGGTCTATCAGGGCTTCTGCAAACCGCTCAACCAAATCTAAATCAGCATCATGCACATTTTCATCCGAATCTATTCTTATCATAACCAGCCCTCTAAGCTGATTATATCAAACTTCCGTTCCGAATAGTTCTTCAGCCATTGCAGCAAACTCTCTAAATCCTTCATAAGGGTAGATTTCAGATAGCTCATCTACCATGTTGCTCACATCATCCTGCCAATCAGTAATCTCTTGCCTAAGCTTATCCCTGGCGACATCAGTGGTCATCATAGAATTAATGATGGCATCGAATCTTACAATCTTATCGTTCAGATCGAAGTCGTAACAATCTTCCAGGCTTTTCGATATTGTAGTCATAACATACCCTCGTAGGTTTGTGAGGGTATTATAATCATTTATGTCTATAAAAGGAATATTATGTTTATGTTATGTTGTCAGCAGCTACTGCGCCGAGAGATAGGATTACAAAGACTATCATGTAAATTATCACTTCTTGCCCTTTTTGTTGGTGAGTTAAGGCGGCATTGTATAGACGATCAGTTATGATTTGAAATGCTTGTTTTGGATGATATATATACCAGTAATGATATATCGTATACCTGTATGTATACTGCAATATACATTGTTAAGTGATAAGTACGGAATTGCGTACAGATTGTATACATAATACAAAAATATGCGCTTATTACTGCAAAAACTATACATTTATCAGCACATAAAAAACCCCCCAGCCAAGTACAAATCGGTCTGAGGGGTGGGGGTAAGGCTCGCAACGACTTTTAACGAGCCTAGAAACTTGTGTGGATACTACTCTTCTAAATCAAACGTAAAGTTTTCGTCAAACCCATTCATTATGTACTCCTGTATGTGGTACTTTATTAACTCAGCATCAGGCGTATCGGTATGCTTGTGTGCCCTGTTGTAGCCAGCCTCTGTACCAACTTCCACTATTTTCTGGATCAATTGATATATTTTGACTTTCATAGCATCACTCGGCTTTGGTAAATAATAGTCCGTTTCGGCTCCCCAGTGGACTAATCTGGGTCAAAGGCTAAGGGAGCCTTGGCCTGATCTTATTTTAGCCACCAGTAGATCAATCTGGCGGGGAAAGGCAGTTAAACCTTCGGCTAGTAATTCAGTATCTCATGCCCAATAAATAGAAACAACAAAGATGTCATAATAATTAAGTGTAGCCTATAAACTACAACTGGCTGCATAATCCATTCTCTAAACGTGCTGCCCATCGTCTCAATCTTTGACCTTCTTATTGCTTTGTCAGCTAATCTATTAGCATCTTTAACCATATCTTTAACGCTCATTAGTGAACCCCCATGTCTATCTTCTCTTGATGGATCATATCTATATAGCTGTCCTGCACGGCCTCAAACAAAGTACCCTCGCAATAAAGATAGATTTTATCTCTCATAGTCTCAAGTAACTCCGGTTTAAATAACAAATGCTCAAAGTCATCTAAAGCATCGGAAACATAAGCATCATTATCTACATCCTTAGCGTTTCTCTCAGCAGCCTCAACTAACATCTGAGACATCATCCCAGATGACCCATAAGGGCCGTACAGCATCGCTAAAGCGAAATCGTAACGATCACTAATGGTATGAGGAAATACATCGTCAGCCCATGTTTTATGCGTTTGTAGCCAGGTGCATGCAATAGCGTCGCGAGCATCATCACTAAGTTCCATAATGTTGCCTTCCCACATCGGGTTCTCATCTCGGATAAGTCCAACTATATCATCCAGTAGGTGATAGCTCATTAGCACACCCCCATGTTCATACAATCGTTGAATGCCATGTTATGTGCAAGCGCGATAGCCGAAACGATAAACATAGCTAGTACAAAATCTTTACGCGCCTCAGCGACTTCTTCTCTTTGTTTAATATCCATTTTTACACCTCCACCATTTTAAACTGATATCGGTCAGCTAAACGATATAACTCATGCAGCCACACTTCTGGTTTATACTCGTCGTGTATATTTTGCAGGTCTGATAGGAGAGCATAAATAAATTCATCATCATCTAAATTTATACCACTAGACCTCAATGCCATTTCAACTTCTGGCATGTCAAAAGACTTACCCTCTATGACAAAGTCATACGCTTCATCGTCGATCAAACAACCAATGGCACACATTGCCCCATCGTCGCCTCTGTACGCGCAGGTATCATCTAAGTTTTTTGAATGAGACGTTTTGCCTTGCTTGATTAAGTGGCTGGCTGACTTTTCAAATATATCTTCTAAAAGCATTTGTTTACCCTCTTTATATTCAATGAGGATATAGAATCTCATAACTGTGGAATAAAGTAAACCTTTTTGTTACATCTCTCCGATGCGCCATTCCTGCTCTTTGATCTGTTCCTTGAGATTACGGGCAAACTGGATGACTTCCTCACGGTTAAACTTTGGCGATGGCCTCCAGGCTAATCTCTGCATTGCCCTGATGCGTCTTGCCCCGTACATGTCATCCATGTAGATACGATAGGCTTCCTGTATTTTGGTAGTCTTCATGCCGTACAGGTTGCAGCTAGGGCATTGAGGATGGATATTCTCCTCGTAGAGTTTAAATCTGAGGTGCCTTCGACCGTAGAAATGACCTCCCTGCATGGCCTTGTAGTGATCTACCTTTCCACAGGTAACGCAGGTGCAGTATCCGTTGTCATCAGATGCCTTTAGCCTTACAAGCCTTTGTAAGAGCTTGGCTGCCTTGTCTACTTCCTGGGCGACCGTAGTCTTTTTACGCTTCGCCATTGATCTCTCGTTCAATTAAAAAATCAACGTAGTGCTTAATCTTTCGCAATGAATCTACCCCTCCCTTATCCTTCCATCGAGTAATATACTTAACCACGTTGCCCTCACAAAAATCCATCTTGTTAGCCATTATGTATTCTATAGGCTGGATCGCTTTGTTTTTGTAATGATCTCCACCTACCTGATTGTCTAGCGCGCTCATTCCTCTTCCTCCGCTTCAAGTATATTAATTTTTGTAGGATATCCAAGGTTACAATGAGTGCAAATACCGTAACCATTGCCATCATCGCCAATCCAATACTCAAGACCATTGCCGCACTCACAAAAGCATTTAGTAGCAGCAACTCCAATCTTTGGGAAATTAATGACATTGTCCATTAGCCTACCTTAATCTTCACGCGAGAATCTTCACCGCTGTCTTTGTGGTAAACCACAGTAGTCATTGATCGCTCTGCTGAGTAGCCAGAATCTGAGTGCCATTGATCGGTGGAAGTCAGGCTGCCCCAATGCTCGAAGTGCATAGACCCTACTTCACGCGCTGTGTGATGGTGTATATGCCCTAGATGGCAATACCTATTCTTAGACTGGCTCCACTCATTATCAAGATTCTTAATGACTGCCTGGAGTATCTGCTCATGCTTAATCCTATCCCCGTGGTGAAATACGAATAGGTTGTTGTGCCACTGATAATGGATAAACTTTGAGTAATTAGGGACTACCTCTACTCGCGGCTCTTGGTCGTACAGAAGCTCTAAACAGCTAGACAGGTGACAGGCCATATCGTAATCATGATTGCCCCTCACGTTAACCACAACCACCTTCTTATGAGTCTCTAGCATCTTGTTAATAAGAACCTTAAACAGTCTACCAGCAAGCTTAAATGTCTTGCCTATCCGGGTATCTACATCTACCGGAGTTCCCTTGGTGGTGGTGTTAAAGCTGGAGTCAGCATGAAAGAAATCACCAACATTTAAAAGCAAGCCAACTTCAGCATTGCCTACTCTTTTAGTCAGTCTTGAGGTCGAATCTATAAGAATTTGTGTGGCTATCTTGATGTCCCAGTCGTCGCTGTCCATCTTGGTCTCTGAGTCGGCGAGCATGCCAAAATGGTGGTCACCAATCATATACATGGCTAAGTAATCAGAATCTACCGCTTTAGGCTCTTTAGTAGGCTTTATGTAGCCTTTTAGATCGTCTTTCATGCCTTCCATCATGGCATCGATCTTCGCTCTAATATCGCGCTTTTGAGGCTCTTGTATCACCCATTGAAGGGCAACAGAGCCGTCATCTTTATACGCTGTGGATATCCGCTTGGCCTCAAAGCCTTCTGCGGTCTGGTGGACTAAATCTCTATGGGGTGATACTCCGTTGCTGGCGGCTATGGCTTCAAGCCTGCGGAGCATCTTATCTATGTTTCTTCTTGACCCGCCAATCTTCTTTGCCGCTTTATTGGCTGACCCAGTTTCAATTACCGCATCTAATATTTGATGATGTCTATCAGTAGTTGCAAATTCCTTTAGTACTCGCGGATCAATCTTACTCATTCTTCTTCCTTCTGATCATTTCTGATTCAGGATTAGATGGCCAGGGTACGCTAACACCGTGTTTATTTATTAAGTACCTGTTTAATATATCATAAATCTCAATATATTCCTTACTAGTTGGTTGAGTAGTACTGGACTTGCCGGTATGAGCTTTCTGTATGCCGCCCCACAACTGCTCCCTTACACTGTTCTTTGTCCAGGGGATGTCAGCATCATCTTTAAATACATGGCGCATATCAAAACCGGCATCATTTAAGGCATCAGCTAAGTTCTGACAGTACTTTTGCAAACTATTGTTCTGTACCGGGCTGCGCCTTTTACCTTTGTGGTATCGATAGGTCATCACCCCATGCTCTTCATGCTGTTGCCTTACCAAGTCAATAAACGCTTTGAGACTGTCAGCACTGTTAACTGTTACATCTTCTGCGGTCATCGCCATTTCCTATCCGTGTAATTAGGATCAATAGTAATTGGTGGCTTTCTTAACCAATCCATAGATATTTGCTCAATTCTATTCTCTAACCTTGGAGCGTTTAACACTCGCAGTCTAGCTTCTTTGCAATATCCCCTCATTTTCTTTACTGCTTCGCTTTGCGCTGCGAAATCTACCACGGGTAACAAGTGATGTGGCTCACAGTATTTCTTACCCTTTAAGCGACCACTGATAGTCGATTTAATTACTCCATTCCTTGGATCGTTATCAAACGTCCACTTAGAATAGTCCATGTGACAATAAGCCACGCCATCTTTAAAGTAAGGGTGATCGCCCTTAAAAGGCGTAAACTTGCTTGGTTTATTGCTCATAAAATTTCCCGTCATAGTGATAAAAGCCAATCTTCTGTAGATAGAAGCTACGCATCATAAGCTTAGACTCATCAGGCACCCAGGTGATGTCTCTCAGTTTTGCATCGATACCTTGCGCTCTGATACTATTCTTTTTCTTGTGGCCGGAGGCCTTTGCCCTAGCAGCCTTATCCTGCTCCCCATTTAGCCAGGTGTTGGCAAACTTAAACATTCCACCCATCGTTTTGCGTTTAGCCTGGTTAGCCTGGCACCACATGGTCATCCTGCCTAAATGAACTTGGAGGTTGATGTCGGGGCAGGTTTTAGCCCACCCCTCCATCATCTCCTGCGTTGGCTGCCAATCACTACCGCATTTAGTAATCATTTCGCATACTCCATTTGGCAACTTTGACAGCTTCTCCATAGCGATTAGTAACCTCAACCATATCAGTTACTATGGAATACCCTTTCGACCTTAGCTCACTTATCCTTGCCGGGGCTTCTAGTATTCCCAACTCATCCCAGCAGTTTAATCTGGTTAACTCTTTGCCTTCACTTAGATAATTTAGGATTCTTTCTCTTTGTGTCATTTTTCTTCTCCTGTGGGGTTTTGTCTTTATTGAATATTGCATCGTAATTACTATCGTATGATGCTTTGTTTGTAGGGCGTTGCTTACTGCCTTTGCCACTCATATTGATTTTATACTTGTTGATTCTAGCACTCTATTGATGCTAGTGGCTTGCCATTCTTTGCCGCGTGACGTTTTATATCCTGCATCGTTTAGCATCTTGGCTAGTTCCCTCAGAGACAAGGAATCTCCTGCGCTGTCGCGCATCTCATTAATAACGGAGAGTATGTCTGCGTTACGTTGTTTGGCCTTTCTTATTTTTGCGGCTCTAGCGTTGGTTGTGTCAGTGTTCCTAAACTCATCTAGTCTAGGATTGCCCAGCTTCACGCCTCTGGCTTTAGCGGCCTTTAATGCGTCTCTGTTACGTCTTGAAACAAGAATAAACTCATAGTCAGCCAGCAACTCCATGTATTCAACAGCGTTTTGATTGACTACATCTTTTTGCAATTTATCTGATGACAAAAGCAATCCATGACCTAACATTGCAGGAACACTTCTAGTCAAACTAATGTTAAACCAATCCTTACGCGTACTTTCAAACCATCTCCAGTATTTATCACCATACAAAAACTCACTTGCTAAGTGACAGTGTCTACAAAGTAAGTGAATATTTTCAACGGTGTCTTCTCCGCCTAAGTTTTTAGGCATTATATGACAACGCTGTAAAACATGCGTATCTAAAGACTTACACGCAAAACATTTCTTAGACCTTATCTCTACGTCTAATATTTTAGACCAATGATTAAATACTTTTACTTTTGATGGCATGCTTCTTTCTTGTGTCATTTGTAATCTCCTATGGCTCGGCTCCCGCCTCACCCAGCTAATAATAAATGTTTCTTTATGTTTACTTTGTTACTTATTGTTAACTTATTTAAGGATAATATAAACCCTTTTGCTTGCATGAGCAAAAAAATCGATCTAAGGGCCGTGGCGACTTAGCGGTTGAAACAATGCTTGTATCGTATATCCAAACTATTCATCAGCAGAAACCGATCTGCTTCTGAGGCTATGCGCGGAGGGTCAACCGCGACTATGGCATTTATTATGGAGTTCGCCACCCGAAGGGCCATGTCAATTCATGGCTGCTCTAGCCCAAGCACTATTTGCGAATAAGACGTTATCGGACGTTAAAAGACGTTATCAGACAGTGAAATAGACTACTGTGATATATACCTTGTGGTATACTTTGACAACTTGTTATTCGCACATCAAGTATAAGTCCTTCCGAGACTTAAAGTAAAGCCCCCGTAACAGGGGGTTTTGTTTTTCTACCGATCCATCTCACAAAATTCGTCCAGGGTGATGTCAGCCATTTGGCATATTCTCTGCAAAGTGTGCAGTTTCATGTTTTCCTGGCTTCTCCATCGCAGTACTTGTTGCGGGTGGCATTCCATATTCTTAGCCAGATCGACACTACTGATACCAAACCTAGCCTGTAGAATCTTTAAGCATTTACCTGCATTGGTCATTTCTATCAATCCTGTGTTATTATCGAGGGGTGAGGCATTGCTTCACCTCCTATGGTTTGCCCCCCGAAAGGGGGGCTTTTTTACGCTAAAACGGAATGTCAGACTCTAGCTCTGCCATAGTCATATTATCCGGCTTTGGCGCTTGTGCCGGAGCAGCCTGGGCATCTTTGGCCGTATACGCGGTAGACATAAACTTAACGCCATTCTGCGACGTTTTAAGCCATACGCTTACCCAGTAATCAATGCCGCCTACTCGCGCAGAGCCTTTGTAGTCAGGCTGGTTCTCTTGCTCTTTGCGGTCATTCTTAAAGATAGCGCCACTGTTGTCGCGTGTTTCATACTCACTCATTGCTTCTTCTCCACTTGGGTTTTAATTGCAGTTGCAGCCGCCTTAACTTCAACGGCCATTTTCTCTATAAACTCATCGTCCCGGTCAACTCTGACTAGAACGTGAGGCATTTTGGGATGGTAGGTAAACAAATCCCACCATTCCCTATTGGTAAGCCACATACACCCTTGTATCTGACACCAATATTTCTTTACAGCTAAGGTAGGGTCTCTCCAGTACGATGCCTGCGTTTTCGCGGCAGGGCATTTGATCTCTAAGCCACCCACGGATTGGCCGTTCTCTGTTACCAGGCCGTCAGGTGAGCAGCCATAGCTGAATGTATTGTCTACAATAAAGCCGCATTCTAGCACCTCATTGTCGGTAATGAACTCGTAGGATTCTCTAGCCTCTGGCTCCAGCGCAGTGCCACGCTCAGTGTGAGAGTTGCTGAAATGCTCTGTCTCCCCGGTAATAACCTCGGCCACCAGCTCATCGATGTAGCCTTGAGCAGAAGAAGAAGGCTTACCAGTCATGGTAATTAACTTAGAGAACATACTAGCTGATGGCTTACCTCTACGGGCCGCAAGCCATTCTTCCGTTCCCTGCTCGTGATCGAGGATAATCACTTCTTGGCCTCAAGGGCGGCTACGGCTCTGTCGTAGTGCATAGCTGATATGTGGTCAACAGAACTTACTTTAAGCCACTTACAGAACTTCTCGTTATCAGTACCAGTCTCATCAAGTAATTTCTTGATAGATATAATCTGATCGTCGGTGATTAGCTTCTTATCATCACCCCTGACCATAGCTGATTCCGCATCGTCATCTACACTCGGAAGGCCGAAGATAGATGTCAGGGAGTACCTACGAATGTATGAGAGAAATGACCCTAAAGCCTGGCTGTCTTTCTTAGCCAACGGAAATACTATATCGTTCTCAAGCCACTGCCCAGATACATGCATGAGTCGCGTACAAATGCCTACAGAATCCCCGTCATTGATTGGGAACTGCACATAGCTTAAACCATGATTTGAGAGAGGTTGTTTAATGGCCTTAATTACGGAAGTTAGATCGGCGTAGCTGGACTTAAAGAAAGGATTAGATGAGTCTTTTACTGCGCCGCCCATCTCTGATTGAGCGCACCAAAGTGCGTTTGACAATG